CCAAAATCTCAACTGTATGCCCCCCGGATGAATAGTTTAACTACAATTGAGAGGGGTAGACTTTTAAAAGTTGGTTCGGGTCAGTACGGTGCGGTATATTATGGATGCATAGATGATAAATGTAAGACAAAAGTTGCTATAAAGTTTACAACGGAACCAAGTGCTAAGATGGAGTATAACATCGCTGAAAAATTGAAGGGTATGGGTGTTCCACGTATGTATCATTTTAAAACGTGTGATAATAGGAATATTTTATATTTTGAGTACATCGATGGTATTTCACTTGAAAAGTGGATGAAAACTAATCCAGGTAATGATAAATATAAGTCTGTTATTCGCCAAGTTATAACCAATCTTTATAAGATTCATCAAAAATATCCAGAATTTAGACACCATGATCTTCATTGGAACAATATCATGATTACAAAGACACGTGATGGGGGAGTTAAACCAATCATAATTGACTTTGGTTTATCTGTAATGAAAGGTATAAAGAATCCTGGAGTGAATAACGGAGATTTTTTAACTTCTGGTATTGCTAGAAAATCTCATCCTATGTATGATGCCCACTATTTCCTGAATATCATTCAAACTTATACTCACAGTAAAGTTATCAAAGAGTTTGTCAGAAGTTTGTTCAAAAACCCTGATACGTATATGGTTAGAAACAGTCGTCATGTGTCAACATTACGTCTTCACCTCCTCGTGAAGCACAATAATCTACCAACTTTTGAAGACATTTTGAATGATCCATTCTTGACTGGTAAAAGAGAGAATGTTACTAAGAAGATTCTCAACACTGTGGCTAAAACTAAAAAGAACTTTGCCCCAATTGTGGTTGCCCCAAAACCAAAGATGGTCCCAACGCCAAGGGTTGTCCCTGGTGAAACAGCACTTGATAGAGCTAAGAGAATACTAGCAGGAGGTGTACAGAAGAAACGAGCTCCAATGAGGAAACCTGGTGTGTTAATTAAACGAAAATCACCTGTGCAAGTACAAGTTCCTGAAATTGAAAAGAAGGTCTACAAATTCATCAACATTAAGGGTAAAGAGCGTGTATACAAGACAAAGGCCTGGTACGAGAAGGCTTTATATAAAAATAGGGTTGCTCGAAATGGTAATAACATCACCCTCGCTAACCTCATGAAAAAACTGAAAATATAATTTATAATATTTACACATAATAAAACTATGTGGCTTCTAGCTCTCCTCATCCTTGTGAACATCTACCTGCTGACACAGACTGGTAAGCCTCGTGTCGTAGCGACCGCCTCTAACGGTGAGGAATGGACTATTTACGGGACCATGGGTTGTGGATGGACTCGTAAGCAGTTGGAGTATATGGAAAAGAATGGAAAGCCATTCAAGTTTGTTGACTGTGAGAAGGAGGGTTGCTCAGGTATGGAAGCCTTCCCAACCATCGTTCACCCCAGTGGTGAAAAGACCGTCGGTTACAGCGAGATTTAAAGACCTCGCACAATGGTCAGAGACAGTGCAAGGATAAAGGCATCAAGCATAGACTTGAGAGGCTTAAGGACGGTCACATGAGGGACCAGGGATCGGTTCCACGCAAATCGGAGGACGAAGGTCGCGATGAGGACGTTGAGAATGAAGATGAGAAGCTCGGTGAGCATGTCTGACTTATTTTCGGTCTTGATAATTTCCTTAAACATTTATTACATACGGATATTTTTTTTCTATATACATTATAAATGAAGAACCCACCTGTGAGTGGTTCTGAGAGGAAATTTACCGATAGAAAATGGGGTACGTCTACTGGTGTGGGTAATAATAATTGTTACGCCTACGCGGTTGGGGATTATGAGGCGTATCGGTGGCAAAAGTCCATTCCAGGTGATCGTTCCGGACTTTCAAATGGACCTCATAACTATACACACTGCACCAGTTTACCAGAGCGTGTTATTTCTGATAACCCAACAAAGATTTATCGTGCAAAACCAAACGAAAAGTGTAAGAAGGGGTACTATAAAGTCATGATGTTTGTCTCTCCTGGAAGACCAACAAACTACATTCGTCAAGGAGACTTTCACTTCTATGTGCAACACTCCGTTGTTGAGTATCGTGTTAAACCTAGTGACACCCAAGAGTCAGTGGCAAAATTCTTCAAAGTCCCACTCTCTAGAGTGAAACGTGCTGGAAAAATTGCACCCAATAAAAGACTGGTGTTCAAAGCCAATGTATTCAGTCACAAGAGGGGTTGGGCCACTGGGCCACTTCTGACTGATGCATCTGGTAAGTCTATCACAGACCCACGTAAAGCTGATAGGAACTACCCTGGTCTAAACTACGAGAAGTATTGTAGCTCATTCTGCGTCAAGGACAAGGGTATCAAGGTCGGAAAGACTCATCCCAAGGTCGGAAAAAAGACTGTCTAAATCTACAGTATCTTCAACATCAAAAGACATATCAAACATATCCATTATATTGAAGATAGCTTCACTCTGCAATGACACAGTGTTAGACTGCGCTGTGTAATTGTTCTGAACTGTCAATGTAACTTTAAACTTGGAAACATCAAATACTTTTCTACAAATGGGGCAGGTGTTCTTACCTTTATCTTTCCACTCTTGTATGCAGTGGGAATGAAACATATGTCCACAACGGATGGGTGGGTTGGTCCTTGTTGACCTTACCTCATTGAGACATATGGCACATTGTGACATTCTAAAGTACCATTTTAAAGTTTTTATTACAATTTACCACAGTTAATAAGTCTTAGACATATTGGTGTAAGTGTTGCATGGGTCACATTTCCCACGTGACTCCTCTTGAAGCTTGTTGAGAAACTCGGGACCTTGCTTTTGGAGAGCTTGACGGAAAGAGTAATTGTCCTCGAGACTGATACCATTTTTTTCCATCAAATAGTTGTTAGTAAGCTGGGCTGAAGAGTTGATGGTGAAGCATCGTCCATCGGCCATTCCAAGTCGTTGAGACATTTTGTTACTTTATGATCAGAAATTAATTCCCCTATTCGTAATCGTTTTGATCCAAGAGTGAAAACCTTTCCCCTTAAGGTGCTCAACCATGGGTCCACACTTGTGACCCAAAAATACATCGAATACATCTGTCTCTTCTGTACGAGATACACGAATATGGGGATTATCGTTGATGTGTTGATTGATGATGTTGTACCCAAATGCAATCTCCTTGAGGGTCTCCGCACCGGTAATGATGATCTTACCGGTTGAGAAGATACTTGTAGTGATTTCTTTCATATCTTGAGCTGGTTTGAACTTGATCTTGACAGCACTATATCTATCGGGTTCAAAAGAAACCTTAAAGATATCTGAGTGATTCTCAAAATGTTGAGCCACTCTCATGAGGTTGACGTTGTAGTTGAGGCTGAAGTTGGAGTTGATCATGACAACCCGGAACGAGTCCACTGGGACTTGTTTATCCATCACCAAAAAGGTTTTAAAGATGTAGCTCAATTGAGCTATGATCCTCTTACAATCAAAAACATCACAGCAACCAGCAACTTGAATGGAACCATTGGGAAAGACCTTTACAGATTTGGTACTGTACATATCATGGTATGTAAGTGTCACCTGATTGTAGAAAGTTGTAGGCTTCAACTTCCATTCAAATCCACCGTTACCTTTAGAACCGGAACGCTTCAAACTGAAGGTTTCCAAATTCTCGAAGATGTGACGAAGTTTCTTGATGTCAATCTCTTGGATAAAGCTTGAGACCATCGTGATCGTTGTAATCTTTATCCAAGAAGGTCTCGTCTCATCAGGAAAATCCTTTCTAAACTCATCAAGAGTCAGAAGGTATGAAAAGCTGTTGTTGGCGATAGCCGAATACATTTACTCTTTTATAAAGAGCCTCTCGTCTTTATCTAATTTTAGATAAAGAAGAGAATCACTTAGGTATTCATTATGACCATGTTGGTGTTTCGTCTTCGAAACTTAAAAAGTAACTACCACCGTCGCGTGGAATGGGTTCAGACTTTTCCACCCTTACACCACTAGCGTCTTTTATTTCTATGTAAGCCTGTCCCAATCGCATTCTCTGATTGGCGGTAACACCATTATAAACACCCGTACCTGTATGGTCCGAGATTTCAATCTTTGTAATCTTTTCGGTAGAACCTAGATCAATTTGAAAATAACGAAGACCGGCTGAGTGGTCAGAAATCCAAAAAGTTGAATACCTTTCACCATCTATAGCATCCTCGGGACTTCCAGTATTAGATCCACTAGCAGTTACCGAAGCAACCTCTATGGTAGTCGCGATGTTAACACCGGTTTCGTTATATACCCTGATATCATGGAGTGCAAGTACATATTTACTAGCAGTAGCGACTGGAAGTGCTAATCGAACATATCGTCCAGATACATATCCTGGATAAGGTGTACCACCTCCTCCTCCACTGGGCCCCGGAGTTGGCCCCGGAGTTGGCCCCGGAGTTGGTCCTGGAGTTGGTCCCGGAGTTGGGTCCTCACTATTATTCATGAGTATGTATCCAAGTAATCCAGAACTACTAGAACAGGCTACAAATAGAACCACTAGAAAAGGTAAATACTTTGTAGCCATTATTTATAATATATTATTATTTTTTTTGGTTAAAGACACTGAACACATTTCAATTACATGACATCTTTCCTCAAAACGGCTAAGGCTGTATATGATGTTGAGTCTGAGTTGAACTACGTTGCGATCACCTACGAACGTTTCGTAAAGGGTAAAGGGTACGAAACTTACATAGACTACATCAACACGATGCCTCTCGCGAATTGGACAGTTCTCAATTCAAAAACACACTCCATTCCATATGAGAAGTTCTTGGATGTAATGTGTGAGAAGACCTTAGAGGTTCATCAGAAATTGGCTGAACTTGTATTAGAAAATATCATGACCGATAAGAAAAGTATACATACATATATTCGTACAACCCACGCGAGTAAAATTCTTGATCCCACATTTCAGCCACCTTGGATTAATCGTAAGAGTGCTTGGCAGAGGGAGTTTATTATGAAGTTTTGTAGAGAAACACTCCCAGATTTGATTGAGAGGTGTGAGGATAAATCTAGATTGGAATACTTCTTCAACGTCTTGCGTAATATAGACTCAGAATAATAGCTATAAGAATAATAGAGCCACTAATAAGAGAAAACTCTGCGTTATTTGAGACACCGATGGTCACTTTTTCATATACAGTTTTCTTCCTTGGTTTAGTAAACCCTGTATCAATGTTTCTACGTGGAATAAGTGATCTATCTAAAGAACATTCAGACGTAGCTTCCGCACATAATGCATAATCACAATATACACTTTTCTCGGATTCTGGAATACCCGGTTCTGACTTAATCTCAGTAAAATCGTCATACCTACCACTTTGTCTCACACTTCCTGGAAGGGAAAAAGTATGGGTGACAAATGGATTGACATTATCAATTGCCTCTTCGTCTGTAAGCATCATAGTTACTTGTAGTTTAGATAATATTTTTTAGTTTTCATTTTATTTTTATGCTCTTCCCACATCATATCTAGATCTACATTTAGCATATGTGCCAGTTGAAAAAGGTAACTAAACACATCACCCATTTCCATCATGACATCTGTACCCCTCTCCTTCTTGAGGCCTATTTTCTTATAAGTCTTCTTGTATTGACGAATTGCCGACGCAAGTTCACCAAACTCTTCCGTCAATAGGAGCCATACTGTATCAACTGCCGCGCGGTCCCAACCCTTTGATTTACACACTTTTTCAGTTTCATCTTTGTAGAAGTTTAAACTCATCTTATCAGTACAGAGAGGTAAAACTTTAATTAATACCGATCTTGTTATTCTTACCCATTTTTTTACCATACGTACTCGTGTTAATGGGTTGAGCGAGTGGGACGGCCATTGTATCAATGTCTTTAACATAAGACATATATTGAGAAACACCAGTTTGAATTTGAGTAATCGCGGTATCGATGACACGGGAGTTCATAAAGCGAACTTGTTCGTTCACACGAGAATAAGAATCACCAGAGTTATTTATGAAGACAACTCTCATAAGGGAATATAAGTCGTCGGGATTTTGACGATCAATTGCGATACCAGTTTTATTTTTGAACATCTGACGGATCCCACGCTGGAGAAGATTTGTGTTGAACTCAGAAAAGAACAAGGTGTTGAGTGGTGTCTCACACTGCTTGAGGGAATCGATGTGCAGGTTATCACACATTTAATATACTCCTGGAAAAAAAAACTCTGTAGATATTAAATGTTAAACACAGCTGATTTTGATGAGGTGTATATGAACAAGCCAACCAACGTTGAACAAATCCCATGTCAGCCCCCAACCTGCTTCGTTGGCTCCTATGCACCTGTGGCGCGTGCAGGTGAGAGTGGCCCATTTTTCGTGAATAGTTACCTACTTCAGCCCGATCGTAAATTTGAAACCGTCGGTACAGTGAAGGTTACGAGTGCTGATCTTGAAAAGTGCCGTAAGTAAGTTAAAAATAAAACAAGTAATAGAATTAAATGAGAGTTGTTAAGCGCTCAGGTCGTATTGAGGATATGAAATTTGATAACATCACCAATAGGATCAAGAATTTAACACACAATCTCTCGGACAAATGTGATTCTGCAAAGGTTGCACAACAAGTCGCGTCATCTCTCTATGATGGTATTAGTGTCCAGGAGATTGATACTCTCTCAGCCGAAATTTGTATTGGTATGATTACATCTGACCCCGATTACGAAACACTCGCAACGCGTATCGTCGCGAGTAATATCCAAAAGGTCTGTCCCAAAAACTTCCACATCGCGATGAAGAAGCTAGCTAAGGCTGGTGTCGTAACTGATGAGATTTCTCAGGTGGCTGGTAGAGTTAAAGATGATATTATCACCAAGAGGGACTTTGATTTTGGGTATTTTGGACTCAAGACACTTGAGAAGAGTTACCTCCAACGCCTTGATGGTATATTGATGGAGACCCCACAATATATGTTTATGCGGGTATCCATTGGTATTCATGGTGACGATATTCCCTCAGTATTGGACACGTACGATAAGATGTCCCAAGGTATGTTTATCCATGCGACACCAACACTTTTCAATGCGGGTACACCTAGACCCCAGATGTCAAGTTGTTTCCTGATTGCTAACAAAGAGGATTCCATTAACGGTATTTATGGAACCCTCACAGAGTGTGCCCAGATTTCTAAATGGGCTGGTGGTATCGGTATGCATATCCATGACATTAGAGGTAATAAGTCTCGCATCAAAGGTACAAACGGTCAATCCGATGGTATCATCCCAATGCTTAGGGTTTTCAATGCCACTGCGCGGTATGTGAACCAGGCTGGTAGACGCAAGGGGTCTATCGCTGTGTACATTGAGCCATGGCATGCAGATATCATGGATTTCTTGGAACTACGCCTCAACCAGGGTGATGACGAGGCGCGCTGCCGTGACCTCTTCTCCGCTCTCTGGATCCCAGACCTCTTCATGAAGAGGGTTGAGGAGGCTGGTAAATGGTCCCTCTTTTGTCCAGATAAGGCTCCAGGTCTTTCAGATGCAGTTGGTGAAGAGTTTGAAGCCCTCTATACCAGGTATGAAGAAGAGGGGCGTGCTAACACCACGGTACCAGCTGCCAATGTTTGGAAGGCTATACTTAAGTCTCAAACCGAGACTGGTACACCCTACATGCTTTACAAGGATGCATGCAATAAGAAGAGTAACCAGAAGAACTTGGGAACAATTAAGAGTTCCAACTTATGTACAGAGATCATAGAGTATACAGACAAGGACGAGACTGCTGTTTGTAACTTAGCCTCTATCGCTCTACCAAAGTGTGTAGATAGGGAGAATAAAACATTTGATTACGAGAAACTCCATGAAGTCACCAAGACTGTCACTAAAAACTTGAATCGTGTTATTGATAGAAACTTCTATCCCGTTGAGACTGCACGTAAATCTAATATGAGGCATCGTCCAATTGGCCTAGGTGTCCAAGGTCTCGCAGATGTATTTATCCTCTGTCGTCACGCTTTTGACTCTGATGAGGCTAAGGAGATTAACGCTCGTATTTTTGAGACGATGTATCACGCCGCCCTCGAAGCGAGTTCCGAACTGGCAGAGGTCCATGGTTCCTATGAAACCTTTGAGGGATCTCCAACTTCCCAAGGTGTATTACA